ACAAACAAACGCAATGGTTTTCGGTGCAATCCTTGAACGCTTTGCCGCCCTTGTCGCCGCCGCAGAGCGTGAGGCAATGATTGAACAAGGCTGGAGGCAATGCGCTAAAGGCCAGCGAACAACTCAATTTTGCGGGCTGGTTGAACTGGTTGTGCTGGCAGAGCGTGAGGCGTGTGCGAAGGTTTGCGAGGAAAACGCCGATGATGACACTGAAGGCGATTGGGATTCTGCCTGCATCAGTTGTGCAAACCACATCCGAGCAAGGGGACAAGCATGACTGACAGAGAACTACTGAAACTGGCGGCAAAGGCGGCTGGACACAAGATTCAAGGTGATGTTGATTACATGATTGCTCAACCAGGACATCTAAAAGGTGGCTATGTCATTCGGAATGATCGCGGAGGTGATTCATGCTGGAACCCCCTCACTGATGACGGAGATGCACTACGGCTGGCGGTGAAATTAAATTTATTTATTTTTCACAGTTGGACTTATGCAAAAGGTGAAGACATACCTTATGCAAATGTAGTTGTTGATAACGCCGAACAAAAAGTTCCGTCCGGAGAAATTAAAGGCAATGACCCCTACGCCGCCACTAGACGCGCAATCGTCAGGGCTGCTGCTGAGATTGGAAAGGGACAAGCATGACCAGAGAAGACATCACCCGCATGGCGCGGGAGGCTGGGTTTGTTGGCTTTGATGGTGACAATGGTTCTTTGCGCCGCTTTGCCGCCCTTGTCGCCGCCGCAGAGCGTGAGGCAATGATTGAACAAGGTTGGAGGCAATGCGCCAAAGACCAGCGAACAACTCAATTTTGCGGGCTGGTTGAACTGGTTGTGCTGGCAGAGCGTGAGGCGTGTGCGAAGGTGGCCGAGGCATACGAGCCGCGCTGTGATACCTGCCCAAGCGGGGTTGCCAACGCCATCCGAGCAAGGGGGCAAACATGACGGAAGAGGACATCGAGTCCATCTTCGCCATCGCTGCAAACAACGCCATGCTGTACGGCATGGGGTTGATCAAGCTCACCAATACGCCCACAGGCATCATGGTGGACGTGATCCAGCCTGAGGAGTACATCGACGTGGCAGTTGCCCTGGAATGGGCCGCAAAGAACACGATCAAGGTGGTGCAGTGAGTGAGATTCACAAAATCTTCGGCCCGCCCGGGGCGGGCAAGACCACCTACCTGCTGAACCGGGTGGAGAAGGAACTCGAAGACGGCGTGCCGTCCATGAAGATCGGGTATTTCTCCTTCACCAAAAAAGCAGCCAACGAAGCACGGGACCGCGCCATCGCCAAGTTCCCACAACTGAACCCCAAGACGGATTTTCCGTTCTTCCGTACTCTGCACTCGCTGGCATTCCGATGCCTCGCCATCAAGGCCGACATGATCATGCAGCCGGAGCACTACCGGGAGTTCGCCGCCGAGGCAGGCATTGAGATCAGCATGGGAACCGAAGACGATGTTGACCTAGCCAAGGCCGACAATCCGATCCTGAATCAGATCAACCTCGCCCGGATTAAGGGCGTGGACCTGCGGCAGCACTACAACCAGTGCGGCCTAGACATCGAGTGGTACCACTTTGAGTTTGTGGAGCGGACCTACCGCCACTACAAGCGCTCCAGGGACCTGCTGGATTTCACCGACCTGCTGGAAATGATCGTCGTGGAGCACGACCGGCTCCCCTCGCTTGACGTGCTCATTGTGGATGAGGCTCAGGATTTGAGCCGCCTGCAGTGGCAAATGGTTGAGGCCCTGTCTGCGAAGGCGAAACGGACCTTCCTCGCCGGAGACGACGATCAGGCAGTATTCACGTGGGCAGGTGCTGATGTCAAGAGCTTTCTGTCCTTCCAAGGCCAGATCACCGTGCTCGATCAGTCGTACCGCGTCCCAAGCACCGTCCATGCCCTGGCCGACCGAATCGTCCACCGCATCAAGGAACGCCAGCCCAAGGAATGGAAGTCCCGAGACTTTGAAGGCGAGGTCAAGACCTACTACCGATTCGAGGACGTGGCCCTCAACGACGAATCCTGGCTCATCATGGCTGCAGCCAACTACATGCTGAATCCGGTACATGAATGGCTCAAAAGTCAAGGACTCCTGTTCGAGCGATCTGGGGTCCCTAGTCTCAACACGCAGATGGTCAAGGCCGTGGTGATATGGGAGCGCCTTCGCTCGGGACAGGATGCCAACTACGAAGAGGTCAAGAACATCTACAAGTACCTCGGAGCAGAGCTCGTTGCCCGAGGACACCGGGCCTTCAAGAATGGCGACCCAGAGGTGATCTACTTCCTCGAGGACCTCAAGCGCGACCACGGCCTGCTGAATGCGCCCATTTGGCACGAGGCCCTGACCCGCATCCCTGAGGACAAGCGCGACTACCTGATCGCTGTGCTGCGCAGGAAGACCAAGCTCTCGAGCGTCAACCGCATCAAGCTGTCCACCATCCATGGGGCCAAAGGCGGGGAGGCGGACAACGTCATCCTGCTTATGGACCTGTCACCAAAATTTGCACTCGAACTACAGAGGAACGGAGACGACGTACACCGGCTTTTCTACGTGGGCATTACCCGCGCCAAAAAGTCTTTGCATCTGATCCTGCCCAAACACATAGAAAAAGGATTCCGCCTGTGAGAACCATCCCGATGTTCCCGAACCCCACTGAGTGGGTCCCGCCCCAATCATTCCCCAATCTGTCTGAAGCGAAGGAGATTGCAATTGACCTCGAAACGTGCGACCCGAATATGGAATCTATGGGTCCCGGTTGGCCTCGCAACGATGGGTACATTGTTGGTTACGCAATCGCAGTCGAAGGCTGGTCTGGGTATTTTCCTGTTGCTCATGGCGGTGGGGGTAACCTCGATAAACGCCTTGTGGAACGCTGGATACGGGACGTCCTCCTCACCCCCGCCGACAAAATCATGCACAACGCCGCCTATGACGCCGGGTGGCTTCAGGCAAATGGATTCAGCATCAATGGAACGATATACGACACAATGCTCGCCGCTCCCATTCTTGATGAGAACCGATTCAGTTACAGCCTCAATGCCCTTGGCTTTGACTACCTCAAGGAAGTCAAGAGTGAGCAGGGCCTCAAGCAGGCCGCAGCCGATTTCGGTGTCCATCCTAAAAAGGAACTCTGGAAGCTCCCGGCGATGTATGTCGGCGAGTACGCCGAGCAAGACGCCGCGCTGACCTTGAAGCTGTGGCAGAACTTCAAGGCCAAACTGCGTATAGAAGATGTAGAACACATCTTCAATCTGGAAACAGAAGTATTCCCTGTGCTGCTGAACATGACGCGCCAGGGCATCCGCTTTGACCGAACTAAATGTGCAGAGTTAATTGACAACATGCGGAAAAGGGAGCAGCAACTGCTCCAAGAGATGAAGTCGCAAGTGGGACAAAAGGTCGATGTCTGGGCGGCACAGTCCGTGGCCCAGGCATTTGATCGCCTCGGCATTCAGTACGCCAAGACCAGCAACGGTCTTCCGAGCTTCACCAAGGGGTTCCTGGACGCCTGCGAGCACCCGCTGGCCAAGATGATCGTCGAGGCCCGGGAGGTCAACAAAACCCACAGCACCTTTCTGCAGCCTTACATGGACTTCAGCAAGGCCACGGGGCGCATCCATCCGCACGTCAACCAGATGCGTTCAGATGATGGCGGCACGGTTACTGGACGTTTATCCATGGCCAACCCCAACCTGCAGCAGGTTCCGGCCCGCCACGAGATCATCGGCCCCATGGTGCGAAGCCTGTTCCTGCCAGAGGAAGGGCAGCTGTGGGCCTCCAACGACTTCAGCACCCAAGAACCGCGCCTGCTGGTTCACTATGCGAGCCTCCTGGACCTGCCGGGGGCGGACAAGATGGTCGCAGCGTACAACACCGACCCGAACACCGACTTCCACCAGATGGTCGCAGACATGGCTGGAATCAAGCGCAAGGCGGCCAAAACGATCGGGTTGGGGCTCATGTATGGGATGGGCAAAAATAAGCTCGCAGGGCAGCTAGATTTGAGCCTGGATGAGGCTTCTGAGCTGATCGATCAGTTCCACAAGAACGTGCCGTTCCTCAAGGGCACCGTCAACGCCGTCATGAAGCGCATCGACCACCCGGCCAGCGGCGGATCAATCCGCACGCTCCTGGGCCGCAAATGCCGCTTCCCGCTGTGGGAACCTATGGAGTGGGGCGTGAACAAGGCCTTACCACGTGAGCAGGCCGTCATTGAATACGGACAACGGATCAAGCGTGCGGGCACGTACAAAGGCCTCAACCGTTTAATCCAGGGTTCTGCGGCAGACCAGACAAAGGCGGCCATGGTGGCCTTGGCAAAGGCCGGGATGCGCCCGATACTTCAGGTGCATGATGAGCTGGCGCTGAGCGTGGCCACCAAAGCGGAGGCCGAGGAAGGCGCACACATCATGTCCACGGCGGTCAACATGCAGGTGCCCAGCCGCTGTGATGTGGAAGTGGGCCCTAGCTGGGGAGAAGCGAAGTGAAGATTACGATGTGCAAAGGTCGGCTGGAGTTTTTGATCCAGCCGGAAGACAGCGAGAAGTCCTACCCAGAGCTGTTCTGGGAGGCGGTCGATTCAATCAGGGAGTGGCTGCTGCTCCCATGACGTAGTCATGGAACACGAAGCCCTCCTCAGGCATCTTGTGTTTGTTGATGATCATGCTCTTGACCATCACGATCTTCCCGCTCTTTAACCGACGCACATGACCACGGCGCATGTGCGGCTTGGGACTGGCGTGTGTGCCGCCCAAAGATTGCGATGGCGCACGCGGCTCAACGGTGATCGTGGTCCAGTCGAAGAACGGGCGCTTGCCCTTCTTGATCCGCTTCTCATTCAGGAACTTGCTGCCTATGTAGGAGGGCTTAGCAGCAGTTGCCGTTGAGTCCCCTATCAAGGCCATGGCAACAATCTTTCTCATAGCCACCGTAAGCGCCTCCCGACCATGCTCTGCACAATCCTGCAAAGACTTGTCCACGGCGATAGAGTAGTTTGGCGACACCCGGGCCTTGGTTTCCGGGCCGTAGAAGGTTCCAGTGGTAGTAATTAAAACGCATGACTTGTGCTTCTCGGCGTTAGCCCACAGTTGAAAAGTCATTGCGTCGTCGTGTCGTTCAAGCGTCACCACCATCACCCCCTGCCGAACGGTGGACCCCCGAGTCGTTACAGGCAAAAGCAGGCACATCTTCTCAAACGGCAGTGGCCATTCCGCCACCGTGGTGGTTTTCAGGCCATATTGAAAAGTCTTTAGTTTCTCGCTGAGTGCCTTGGCACTTGCATCCGTGGGCAGTGGCCCACTGGCAAAATCAATCCAGATGTATTCCACCGGGTTGAAGGGCACGTAGTCCACATACTCACGAATGAGCGGGCTCATTTGAACCATCCCTTGATGCGCTCCCAAAAGCCTTGCGGCTTCTGGCCATCCTCGAATAGGTCAAGCTGCTGCAGGTGAAAGAGGTATTCCCCCTTCCCCCGCCCAGGCAACAACACCGCCACGATCTGCTGATTGGTTGCCAAGTACAAAGCCGCACGGCGAACGACAGAGGACGGCAGGCCCGTCCATTCCGCCAGCTCAGACGTGCGACCCTTGTACCCATGCAAGCGCAACTGAGCAAGGACCAAGGACCGCGCTTCCTCAGGGGTGATCTTTTTCATCAGAACCACCCGAACCAGAGGCCCGTACCGTGAATCCAAGCGATGGGGACCAGAAGTGCCCCTGCCACAAGGAAGCCCCACGAAGCGGTTTTCAAACAGACCACAATGTGCGTGAGCCACGCAGCGATGACCCAAAGGCCAGCGCCAATAATGAAGAAGCTGTTCATAGGTCAAGTCCTTGTGTGAGTGAATCAAGCCGGGTGAGTTGATCTGACAGGATGCCATTGAAAGAAGCCAATTGCATGGTCAAACTCGAGCCAGAGGCTGGCCCGTTGCGAAGTCCTGGTGTCGTCTCAGACTGTGGGAGCAGCACAGGAGCGAGTATGTTGTGCAGCAAGTCGATGCTGCACATCAATGCGCTGAGGTTTTTATCCATGTACTGGAGCTCGCGCATCAGTCCGCTTTCCTCGCGCTTGGCCGTCTCCTGGTACCCAATGGGGCCACTGCCCCCCTGAATGGCTTGCGAATTGGCTGCGTAATTTCTCATTTCTCCAAACGGGCTCATCGTGCGTTCCCCTCGAGGCGGTCAGCGATCAGCTTGGCGTAGCCAGCAATGTCAGTCCAGTGATCGACCTTGTCAGGGTTGCCGTTGACGATGCGGCCAATCTTGTGGACGATCATCTCCAGCGCCTCCCACTGGTCGTCTGCGAACGTCTTGCCATGCTTCTGCGCATGCTCAGCCATGGCCCGCTTCATTGCCTGCATGAGCGCAGCGCCGTCTTTGAACTTGCCGTAGTCCAGGGCACGCGTGTCGAGGACCGTGTCCACGTCCGTCTGCTTGGCCTTTTCAATTGCCTTGCGGGTGGCCTCGTCTGCCGGGTGATCCGGTACGTCCTTCAGGGACACGCCAAAAGCCTCGTCAAGCGTCTCCGGTGTATCCAACAGCTCAGGCGGCTGCCAAGATTCCTCACGCGCTCGAGCGCGGATTTTGTAGGTGTAAGAGAGGTTTGTCTTAAACTTCTTGGCCACCTTGGCCACGGAGACCTCAGGATGATCCTTGAAGTACTGGATCATGTTCAATGTTTTTTGGGCTATTGGTTTCATAGTGGTGCTTCCTCAGCGTCAGTTGGGTATGCAGTTTTCTTTTCAGTGGTCTCGGGAAACCGCTTGGGGTCCAAGCGCTCAAAGGGCCACCACCCCTTGTACTCTTCCTCAGTCAATCGTTTTTGCTTCATGGTTTTCCTTTCTAGTTACTATCGGTCGCGCCTTCTTCGCAACGATTGTCTTGCGCACCAGATCAATCGCCTTCTCCAACTCTGATACAGTACAGACTGCTAACTGAGCATCATGAATCTCCATGCCGAGATTCAATGAGTTGAGTTCGGGTCCACGCAAAATAAACCTGCCGGTCTCCGCTCCTCTGCTTCCCACAGCGTACAAAGCGTCCTGCGCGGCCCGAATCTCAACCTGCCAGTCTTCACCAATGCGCATCAGAGCTAACGCCTCTGTCATGTTCAGCGCAGCAATCACCACGTCAATGTCATCCCTCGTCGCCTCGCCCCTGCGAATAGCATCCAGACAACTGTGGTTCTTGATCATCAAATCAGTGCCAGCACTGATCGACCCGACCTTCTTCATCCCACCAAGGACATAGGACAACGGATCAGGGATCACGCCCCGGGGCCGGTACTTGCTGCGCTTTCTCATCAGACAATCTTTCGCTTGGTCACCGTCTCTTGGATATCCTCAACCCGGATTGCCCCGGCCTTGATGATGATCTCCAGCATGCGCGGCACAGGCGTCTCGCCATTGAGCCAACGCGACATGGTTCGGTAGTCCACGCCCAGGTAGTTGGCCAGCTCCCCGCGTGGGACCCCTAGCCATTCGATGTAGTCTTGTAGTTCTCGTCCTGTCATTCATCTTCTCCTTTCAAGTCCCTGCTCTTCAGCACCGCCTTCTTGGCAGCTTCCAGGGATGTGTACTTCTTGCTCGTGCTCTTGACCCAAAACAATTCATCGCTGAGCCCACGGCTGATCTCATCGAGCACTTCCCCATCGGCTGCTTCCAGCACCCATTGGTTGATGCCCCAGGTTTTCCAGTTCAGGGTTTTCAAATGTTCCTCTCCTTTACTTTGTAATTGGTATCGCCACGGGTTGCCCGAATCCGACAGTGCTTACATAAGCCACAGTACACCAGTCACCGGGGCGCAAAGAGTCGTCAAACTCATGCACGATCCCCAGCGGATACTTCTTGTCCCACTCTTTCATTTGCGGTTCGCTGTCGGCCCAACACTTTGAAACAATGAGGCACTTGGATGCGGCGTACCCCACCACATACGCCTGCGGGTGAACGTGGCGCGGCTTGCTTATCAGCTTCCATTTTTTCTTTTTGCACCACGCCTCGACTGCGGCAATGGCCTCTTTGTGTAACTTGGTGGTCATGTGTTCTTTCTCCTTAATGTCTGTTCAATCGCCCTAGCAAACTCATTAAACCCACCGCCCTCTTGCGTGTCATCAAAGGCAATGTCGATGTCTTGCTGAGTCAGCCCAACCCATTCACGTGGGTGTTGCATAGTGGGTGAAAAGAATTTTTCAAACAGTTTTGCCATGCCGCCATGCTCACCGCACAACCAATCAATAGTTTCATCGGTGTCTTCACCGGCCTGTAATGCCAGTCGTTCAACTGCTTGATAAAGCCGTTTGCTTTGCTCTTGTTTGCTCACGTGTTTTTCTCCTTGAGTTGGTCTAGCGCCCATCGTGCGCCATGTTTGAAACCTTCCGATTCCGTGTAGTCACCGGACACAATCTCAATCTCCTCATCCGTCAGCCCAACCCATTCACGCTGTGGTTGTGGGGTGGTGTAGAGGGGTGTCCAAATTGGGTTGACCACCTCGTCGCGCAAACTTGCTTCACGGCGCTCAAAATGAAGATGGCGAAGTCCTGTGCCACTCCATTCGTGCTCAATCCACGCCACCGGCTCCTGCTTCTCAGCCTGCTCTATGGCTTGGCGTAGGGATGTGATGGCGCTTCGACCAACGGGGAATGGCATAGCCCCGTCTATTTTTTCCAACGCCTCCAGCGCCTGTTTCATTGCGTTGATGCTCATTTCACGCTCCTTTGTTCGCGCTTGTCTTTGCGCTCATTGTCACGGCGGTTCAGCCACCACATGCACAGTGGAAACAGAACCAGTACGCCGAACACAGCGGC